CGGCTCAAACTCATCAATCCAGTCGTCATTTTCTTCTATTTCAACAAGCATCATCTCCTGCTCATGTTCAAGAAAAGCCAGCCTTTCAATAATCCCAAAATACGCCCAAACTGAAACCGCCGTAAAAACGACAAGCCCCAGTAAATTTTTTAGCGGAATAGTAAACTCGCTACCCTCGTTTAATTTTCTTGTCATTTTCTACTCATCCAAGCAGCGGTGCCCATATACGCGCCAACAATGCCTGCTCCGCTGATATAAAATAAATTACTAATATCGCTAAGAGCCTCTACCCGCTCAATCGAAATAAAGAACATTGCCGCGGTAAAAACCCCCATAGCTATCAAAGTAAACCTCGCCATACGCAACTGAGCCAAACTTTTACGTAATTGACGCTCTGTCTCTTTAATCAGCTTTGCGTGTTCTAGCTCCTCGTCAGTGACTATTCCGTCACCGTCCATGTCATACTGGTCAAAACCACTGTTTTTTTCTAACTTCTTTTGAGCCATAGCCCGCTACTCCCATTTAGTTATCTTGCTGTCTGAATTAGGGCTGTATTCACACATATATGACCGCGGACAAAACTCCGTGATTATCATAGACTCTGTCGTGTTGTTTGCCCCCAAATAATAACAATGCCACTCATTTTTTACTTTTTCGTATTTAGCCAACCGGCACTCCACCCAAGCAGTGTCCGCCTTGGCCTGACTGGCCTTCAAAAACATTATAAATCCAATCATAATAGCCGCCCCAAGGCCTACCATTACAATCCAAGCAACCACCTCAACAAACTTTTGCCTCCGCTCACGTTGACGATACAAAGTCTCTTGACGTTGTTTACGGATTTGACCCTCCATACGTATTAACTCATCCCATTTAGACTTGCCCATAGTCAGGCTAATCCATTGCTGGAGTTCATAACGCTGAGCTTCCGCCTTCTGTTTAGCAGCAAAAGCCTCAATAGCTTCCTGCTCAACACTCTTTCCACTTAGAATTTTCTTAAAAATTGGCGGGTTTTTTGCTTCTTTATTCGCTTGCTCAATATCAGAAAGAGCGCCCATCCATCTGGATAGGTCGCCCGCCATCGACTCAATGTCTCTTCCGACTGCAAAGCCTTTTTTAAGTGCTCCAAAAGCGGCAGAAGCTGCCGCTAAAGCTGATAATGGTTCCATAAATAATTCCCGTATTCATGTTGTTTTTCCCCTGTCACGCTCCTCCAGCAATGCTTGAGCCCCCAAGTAACAGTATTAGCTACAACCGTTATAACCACCGCCCTTTACCGCAGCACCCATGCCACGAGCCGTCATGCGGCTCATGCTAGTTGGGACTTTTACGTCCGCTGTCTTGCCGTAAGGAATACGACCCTGATTGTCAATCTGGGCATATTCAGCCGCTTTTGGGGCCGCACCCGGCTTATTTGTTACAATTTTAACTACGCTTTTCATTTTAGTCTCCTCGCTGTTTAAGCATTTCACGTTCCATAGCAGACTGAATGCGCTTGTCCGTCTGCCGCTCTTGCGCCGCAAGCCGCTGCTGGAACTGATCCGCCCGCAACCTTTGGTTCTGTGCATCCAAGTTGAGCTTCGCTTGGTCATTCTGTGCATCCGCCTGTTCGGCCTGTGCCTTAATCTGAAGCTCCTGCTCTTTGAGTTGTACCAGAGGATCAGGCCCTTCACCCGACACCTGCTGAGACATCTGCTTGACCATCTGCATACCTTCCGCAATAAACTGTGCAGTAAGCCCCTCAATTTGCAGCATCTCTTCCTCAGTAGCCGCTTCACCACCCGCCGCCTGACGGCTCTGGATAAACTGAACCGCCGCCCGCTCACGCGCTGCAATCCTTACGTGCTCCATGATGTGCTTCTGCAAAGCCATTGCAATAGCAGGCATACTACCAACCATCGGCGTCGAACCGAAAACCATGTGCGCCATAATATGCGCCTCATGCTCCTGACCCTCAAAAGCCTGCAATGGAACCATGTCCATCGAATCAATGTTCTCCTGTGCAGGGTCTTTAGGTGTCGGCTCATCGTCCGGAATCCGCTTCATAATCCGGTCTACATCCCGTACACCAAGCGCATCGTACATATCACGATACACCTCATACATATTGTGCATCTCCGGAGCCGCACCAGCCAACTGCAACTTGGTCTGAGCCAAAGCAATACGCTGAGATTGCGAGAATACGTTAGGATCAGACACCGGAACTACGTCTATCCGGTCGTCAAAATCAGTCCGCATCACCGTAGCGTCCGCACCCTCTACAGAATACGGGTATTCCTGCGGCAAGCTCTCACTCATCACACGCGCTAGGATTTTAAACTCCTGCTTCATGCCGTAATGAAGCCGCTTATGCACCGCGCTCATCACACGAGAGCCCTGCTCCAGCATCGCAATAGTCGTTCCGACCGCCGCGCCCTGATTCCCGTCGCCAACCTTCATGTCAGTAATGGTCGCGAACCGCTGACCAGCATCAACAACAAAACCCAACAGCGCAAATAGCGTCTGGTCAGGCCCCTTGAATGGCAACGGCATCAGGCTGTCACGAATAGCCCCTCCGGGAGCGTCCACATCGCGGAACTCACCGGGCTGAAGCGGGTCATCGTCATCTCTGATCCGTAGTCCGCGGGCTTTGAAACCCGCTGGGAGGTTGGACAACGTACCAGCGTCGATCAACTGCCTCAGTGCCGCCGTGGCGGTGCGTGACAACCCGCCAATGGTGTGAATAAGACCCAAACCATAGAAACCAAAGCCCGGAAGGAACTTAAAGTGCACAAAATATGCAATCTTGCGCTTCAGTTCATCGTCTTCGCGGTAATTACGCCTAATCGCCAGAATTTGCCCGTTGTCCTGACTAATTGTGACAACATATGGTACTTTAATGCCGGTCGGCTCACCGTCCTCGTCAACATCCTCATACCCGTCAATGTCCAAATCAACATGACACTCCAAAATGGTGCAGTCATAGTCAATCTGTGTGGGAGAAACACCGTCAATACGGTCCAACTCACTGTCCACACTGTCCATTTCCTCTTGGGCCGGGATCACCGGAATGTCCAAATAGAACCCAGCTACCTGCTTCTTACGCAAATCGTTCAACGACATACGCAAAACCTGCGTAATGTTCGGACAAGTGTCCAGATCAGCCGTGTCATACGGAACAACAAGGTGCTCAGCCGGGATAAACTTGCTTACCGCACGGCCCATTGTTTCATCATAGTAAACTTTTTTGAATGTGCTGCCCGCTAATGGTAAATAAAACAGCATCTGGTCCATGTCAGGCGTGTAATCTTCCATCACACTCGTGACATAATAATTCATAAACTGCCTTACGCGCTGAGCTTGGGACTGCTTTTCTCTGGTCTCGCTTCCCATAATAGTAGTTCGCACGGGGCCGCTGGCTGGCAACAACTCATTGAACGCCTGCGCCTGAAACTGCGTAGCCGCCTCGGCAAGCAACGGGTGCGTGACACCGGACGCACCCCGGAAAGGTTGCGTTCTCTCGTCGTAAGTGAATCCCAAAAGTTCCAAACCGTTAGCATAAGCATCTGCCCACTCCTGCCTTCCCGCCTTGTTGGCATCAAACTCACCCAACAACTCGCCAGCAATCCGCCCAAGCTCACGCTCCGGCATCTCTTCAGCCAAGTTCAGGTAAAAATCATCACTCATCCCACGCTGGTCTTCAGGATCAAAATCAATAGTAACACCACCATCTTCTTCCGGCGTCACCTCAATGTCCATGTTCTCCGCCATGCCCTCAAAAGCTACGACGTTGTCGTCCATGCTGCCCGGAACCTCTAGCTCCACTTCAGCGGCCAAATCCTCCGGATCAAGCTGCGACGGGACATTCTTGTCCACCATTCCAGCAATCGGTTTACGTGCCATTTAAATTCTCCTCTAAGCCCACCGTATCATAGACCCGCTCGTTTTTCTAGGCGCGTGGGCCGCGGGCCTAGTCGTACCTGTTAATATCAAAAAATCCCTGTGCATCACGCGGGAAGAAAATATCTATGCCCGTGTCCGGCGACTTAAAGCGCCTCTCCCCCGGCTCACGGCCCAAAACTACATCCAACTGGTCAAAAACAGCCTGATCTACCATCTTAGTTAGCTGCTGCGGCGTAGCATCTACACCAGCCTTTGCCAAAAGCTGGGCCCCAAAAGC